GCCTTAGCGAGCGGATCTTCGTACAATCCCGCCGCGGTGGCCATCACAGGCGGGAGCATCAACGGTACCACGATTGGAAATACGACGCCCTCGACAGGAACCTTCAACGCCGTGAGCATCACCGGCGTAGTCTTCGACGTAGCCAACTACGCCAATTTGAATGCTGCAATAGCCGCCGCAAACGCCTACGCAACCACGAACGAGACTGGCTCAGGCCATGCCATCAATATCTCCCTGCACGATGCCATATACAGCCTAATTCCTGATGTTGCATCGCAGGCGATCACGGCAACCGCCAATGCCATCGCGGGGATCACCTCATATGCGGGATCATTCCCGAGTTGCACGAGCGCGTGGAACAATCAGGAGCACGCTGTTATATCGGGTACATCTAACGCTGTCAACAGGGGTGATTTTGTTATTGCTTCCTGCACTACGACGCAGCTTAATGTCTACAATCCTCTTGGTGTTGCAGAGACGCACGCGGCCACCGCTGTTTCTCCGGTACTCCTGCGCTCTGGCGTATCGCTGATCGGCGTGATGCCGCGTCTTGCGGCTCCAGCGGGAGCGACCTACACGCCTGATTATGGCGGGACGGACGCGGTTGAGAACGGGGGTACTTGGATTCATGGAGACGGAGTCGATCCACTTTTCAGTTTCACGAGCGCGGTGGGAAATCAGATAGTAGGCGTCGGAATGTCGCATTGGGGAGGCGGGTATGCCATTGTTGCAGGCGGGAGCAACGTTCAAGGTTTGCTGCGCGGGCGCATCGACAAGGTGCGCCTTCTTGGCCCAGCCTCCTACACCGCGAACGTCAACGGTATTAAGCTCATCAATTCACAGGGCGCTAACTCTGAAGACGCGTGGGTCGTGAATGCCACAACTTTACTGAATATTACCACTCAAAATAACTATACGTTTAACTCGGGAAATGAGGCATGGCATAACTTTTACGGCTTGTCCTATCCGCTCACCGCTGCCAATGGAAACAACGGGCAGTGTGCGGTATACGTTAGCTCAACTGCGGCGGTGAGCGGAACGTCTGCTCTTACAAACGACATTACTTTCGAGTCGTTCCAGGTCAATTCGTTCGGCGGTGATAACACAGCGAAGCAGATTTGCATCCAGGGAATTTCCGGCGCTCCGCTCAACACCATCGTTTTCAAGAGCACCGACTTTGAAGGGAGCAACGCGGATACGCTCTACATCGCCTACACGGCCTGGAGCGACTTTGAACTGAACGAGCTTGCCAACTCCGATACGGCAAATATCCTGCTCGGACTTGGGGATGGACCGAACAACATCCACTGCTCGAATGGCTGCGTATTCGACACTCTTCCCTCCTACAACACAGAAACCAATTTGTCGGGCATCGCACGCGGGTGGCCACCTACTATGAGCGGGGCTGATCCAGGGATTTACGGTGTTTTTTATAATTACGGCGGCAACGGTTACACCGCCGATATAAGCCAATTTATGAACTACGGCTACGGAGGAGCCGCAAACTTCGATTGGTTAGCCCCCAACCAAAGCTACGTGGTTACCCAGTACGGGTCAGATTCCGTAAACAACTACAATTCTTTCCAGTGCATCTGGTCGGATTATGGAACAGGAAATCAGAGTAGCAACTGGGCTTGCGGAGTGTACGGGCAATCGACCAAGGCATACACCATCAACGGTTATGGGCAGTTCTTTATCAACAATCCTATTTTCAACAACATAAACACTGCTTCCAATTGTTCTAGCGGCGCATCTCCTGCTGTTTGCGGTTCGGCCTCTGCGGGTAGCGCGGCTCTGCCTACCAATGCGGTATCGAGTTCTATCGTTGTCCAGACTACCGCCGTGACAGCAAACAGCCAAATCTTCGTTCAGACGGATGACACGCTGGGGACCAAATTGGGCGTGACATGCAACTCGACCGTCGCCACGCTCGTGGGTGGATTGACCATCTCTGCGCGGACGGCTGGCACCTCATTCACGATTGCCAACAATGTCGCTATCGTCACGAATCCGCTCTGCGTTTCTTGGAATTTGGTGAATTGAGGCTGCCATGGCGAAACCGCAGAGCGAGTACATGCGCGTGCGGGTCGATGGCAGGCTTGTGAAGATGACCATTGCCGAGTATCGCGAGTGGCTGAAGAAACAGCAGCAGGTTACAGATGAACAGTACAGGGAGTGGCTGAGGGAGCAGGGCGGAAAGAGGTAGGCGTGACGAAGGCTGACATCACACAGTGGGGCGGTTTGATAGTTGCAGGGCTTACGACTCTTACCACGATCTGGAATCGTCTCAGCATCAAGAGACTGGACATGAAAACTGATGGGTTGCTTCAATGGCGGAGCAGGGCAGATCGCGCAGAGGCTAAACTTGAGGAAAAGGACGATGTGAGGGATCGTGCTCAAAAGGAACACAGCAAGTAGGGCCTGTCCGGCAGTAATGGCCGGAACCCGCGAGGGCGCAGGAAGGCATCTAAATCGAAATGGAGAAAATTCGGGCCATGGTCGCAACTATCAAGGAAGGCTGGCCTAAGTGGGTACTTGGGGTTGCGCCAACGCTCGTCTTGCTGGTTACCCTAATCTTCACCAGCGGGGCACGTCTCAGCAGTATCGACAATCGTCTCACTGCGCTTGAAAAGATGGATAACCGGATCGGCTCTCTCGAGATGCAGGTGAATTCCCTTCAACTCCAAGTGCAAGAGTTGAAAGACGAATTGCGCTATGAAAAGAAAATTGTCACCTATTCTGCGCCTCGGGAGCGTTACAATTACCCCCAGAAACAGACACAGGAGGCATTTGACAAATGACCAGCAAGCCGTGCCCCTTCGGACCCCAGAGTTGCCCTCCCCCACCCGTCGTAGCCGTCGCTGAGAGCGTCCCCGAGGGAATGGACCCCGCCTCGTGGATTGCCGGGCACACCGCAGGCCAGATTTTAGCCAACAGCAGATACCTGCCCATCCTGCACGGCATTGCGGCCCGGCAAGCCAAGCAAGCCAAGCAAAATGCAGACAGGCAGATTGCAGCGCTAAACGCAGCCAAGAGAGCACTATGAACAAGCCGCCGGAATCCCTGTGGCCTGTTATCCTTGCAGGTATGGGGGTTGCGCTCGGCTTTGGCATTCTACTCAATCACACCGCGACTGACAGCACTCGCCACGATGTTGCGAATCTGGCCCTCACGCTCATCGGTATCGCCGGTGGCCTCTCTCGTGGCGGTTCGGCTTCGACCTCCAACGTGAACGCTCCCAATTCCACCATCAGCAACGAAACCGGCGGCGGCTTTCCGCCCAAAGGAGACAAGTAAAATGAGCTTTCTCGCAGGTATCAAGGTGTTTGGCACGGACATCGAAAAGGCATTCTCGTGGTTTGGCAGCACCAAGGGGCAGGCCGTCGTAGCGGGAGGCGAAGCTACCGTAGAAGCAATCGTTCCCGCATCCACCCCCATTGTTGATCTATTCAACGAGTGGGCCGCAAAGGCGTACAACGTGGAAGCGCTAGCAGTGGCCGCAGGACAGGCAACCGGCACCGGCGAGGAGAAGGCAGCTTTGGTCAGTCAGGCCATTGCGCCTGTCGTCCTCCAGTATGCTCAGTCGGCTGGACTTCCTGCCAGAACAGCGGCTCAGATCGCAGCCGCGAACACGGCAGCCATTTCGTTCATCAACGCCATGACTCAGCCGCCCGCAGCCTGATATGCACCGCTGGATCGTCACTATCGCCATTGTCACCGCCCTGGGCCTAACGGTTTGGGGCGGTTTCGGCTTGAATGCGCATCTCATCGCCGCTGTTGACAAGTGGGGGGATTCTAATCCCACAGCTACGCTCGGCAAACTTAATTCAACGCTCGACGCTATCAATGCGCCGTGCAGCGGCTTCCACGGCAGTACGACTTGCGGCCCTATCGCGCAACTCTCGCAGACAGAGAAGAACATCGGCATTGTGGCTGCTAAGTCTGCGCAGCAAGTCCAGCAATCCGGCGTACTTATTCAAGCTACGGCGAGCACTCTCGCTAAGGCGGGAGATTCGGTCGCATTGCTCAGTAATCACCTCGATAAAACCGCTGATGCGCTCACAGAAACAGCACAAGGCGCTTCCGTAGCTCTGGGGACGGCTAATTCATCCATCGCGGCCTTGTTGCCCCTAGAATCGGCTTATACGGCCACAGGGCAAGACTTGGATGCGGTGATCCGGGAAAACTCCCCCTCATTGCACGCTTCGCTGGTGAACGTGGCAGGAATGACGGACAATGGCAACGGCATTCTCGTGGATCTTCGAAAGATGTCCGACAAAGCAGAGCACGACCTCGACGCACCCAAGCCGTGGTGGGAGCGTGGACTCGCGGCTGGAAATGATTTGGTTAGGGCTGGATGTTTGATCACAGGTAGGTGCCCATGAAAACCTCGCAGGCTGGTCTCACCCTCATCGAAACATCGGAAGGATTCCGCGCCCTGCCCTATCAGGACGTTGCGGGAGTCTGGACCGTCGGCTACGGTCACCGCATCCTTCGCGGAGAGGACTACTCGGAGGGAATCACCCAGGTGCAGGGTCAGGACTTGCTTCAAGCAGATTTGGGGCAAGTGGAGGATGCGATGCCGGGACTCGTTTCCGACACTTGCACGCAAGGCCAATGGGACGCCTGCGCAGACTTCGCCTATAACCTTGGCATCAACGCGCTGCGCACATGCCTGAGCCACGGATGGGACCAGTTCCCGATTCAGGCTCTTCGATGGGTCAACGCGGGCGGGAAAGAGCAACCGGGGCTAGTTACCAGGCGGAAAGCGGAAGTAACGTTGTTTACTTCATAAGTATAGCCTTTATCGCTTCTATCACTTCGTTGATTGCGGTCCCAGCCTTGACCATGGCTGGCGTGTAGCGAAGCACCGTGATCCCCATGAGCGCGGCGGAATTATATTTCTGAATGTCATTTATGAACCCCTCCGGGCGCTGATGTCTTCCCATGCGATGCACTCCGCCCTCAATTTCCACGGCAAGCCCGTGACGTTCAAAGAAGAAGTCGAGCCTCCACATGCGCGGCGGAGCGAACTGGTACTCACGAAGAGGAAGGTTGAGCGGGTGAAAAGTTGCCTTGCAGTGCAGCCAGAATTGCTCTTCGCCCGCCGATAGGGCTTTGGGTAGTTTAGTCGTTGTAGGCAAGCTTATTGCCTCCTTTCATCTGGTTTCCTCGATAGCAGGAGGCTCCGTTGATCCACTTGCCGTTGGGGAGTTCGATTCTATCATCGCGCTTGCCACCCCCTAAGCCTCTCCCGTGCTCGTGCTCGAAGGTGCTGTCCTCTAGCCTCAGCGGCCCAGCGCAGCATCCCAGGTGGACCGCAAGGCAGCAGATACCGTTCTGACGCTCCAGCATGAGCTTGATGCGGCGCTTGTACTCCCTGCGGCCCTCTGACGTTCCCCCGATAGGCTCGTTGCGGCAGATTTCCCTTTGATCCAGCATGACCTTGAATGCCTTATTCTCCGTCTCCTGTGGGCGGGTGTTCTTGGGCTTGGGGAAGGGGGGAGCGGTGAGAAAGGCGTGTGGACTCATATGGACCCCCCGGAGGCGATTGATAGCAGCAAATCGCGGAATGGGATTGGGGTACTCAGTCGCTGGCTTTTACTCAGTCGCTGGCAGGCTCCAGTCTTGATGGCTCGTGCCCGTTCTTCTTTCGAATGGTAGCCGTCCTCCAGTCGCACGAAATCTCCCGGAGCTCGTCCCCATTGCAGTTCTGGAATATCGACCCCGCAAGCATACAGCCAAGTCAATTTACGAGCGCGGTGTCCATAATTAGCCTGCTCTACTGCGCATGTCCACCCATCAAATCCAGCCAGCCAGTCAGCCCGCACCCAGCCGCCTTCACGTGGTGGCCGCATCAATCCAAAAGCCGGCCACGCGGCCGATCCCTCTGGGTGTTCAAGGATGCCGCCCCAGCGCCTCACTGCCATCAATGCAGCGGCAAAGCATCCATTGTCATCGCCTTTGATTAGGCGCGGCCAGGTTGTAGGCGATCCACCCCAGTAGCGGCCCCATCGCTCGCAGGGCGGGTGCGCTACGACGCGATGGGGACCCGCGTAGAGTCGAGCATCGCGCTTCTCATCCCATGGGTCAACGTCGGACAGGCCAAAGTAGCAGCCCCCCTTAGCCACGTACAGGGCCGCGATCATGCTGCCGCCTCTAGCGCCGTCTCCTCGTCCTTTGCGTGGCCGCTCCAGGCGAGTATCGCGTGGTCGTTCGTGTGGATGATGCCAATCTCGTCGTCCGTGAGCACAAGCCAGCCCTTCGGGAGCGAGTAGACGTGGTAGTGGTTGAAAGTCTTCATCCTGCTTCCTTGTCAGAATCACCATCCACCATGTCCTGGTGGGCTAAGATAAAGTCCTCGCAAACGGCCTCCAGAGCTTCGCTACGGCACTTGCATCCGTAGAGCACCGTAGCCATCTCCACCGCCTCATCGATCTTGCTGGATACCGATGCCTCTGCCATGACGATAGGCTTGCGCGTCTCAAGATGCTGCGAGTGATCTCGGTTCATCTTTTCGACGAACTCTCTCTCCGGCATCGACTTTGCCGCGTTCACCACGCCGGGGAGAAGCCGAACGCCGCTCGATACCTTCTTCAACTGCTCAAGGTTGGCTCGCGTGATCTGGAGCAAGTCTTCAAACGGGGTCTCCCGCAGTTCCTTGATGGTGTTCAAGGCTTGCCGGCAATAGCTCCACGACTCCGGGCACGTCTGCTTTAACCAGCGGTCGAAGGACTGGAAAGGGCTACCCACTTCCTCGTCTATCACCCACCGGAACAGTTCCCGCTCTTCGACTATCAGCATCGCCATGCCACGGAGAGCGTAAACCTGCTTTTCCATGCGGTCTGCTGAGGCTAGGATGGCCGTCAGTCGCTCTGCGGCTGTTTCTTGGGCCATGAGTCGCAGGGATGCCCAATCGGGGGTTTCTAGCGAGGAGTGTAATGTTACACCGCTCATCGCATCACCAGCCCGACAGCAGCGCCCGCTAGAATGCCAAGCAAAGTTACAGCCCAAATAAGAAGTAGAGTAAAGGGCAACCGCTTCACGTATCTGCTCTGATGTCTGTTCATGGCACACACTCCCAAAGTTCATCCCACCCGTAGTCACGGATGATTCGGTACATCTCGCGCTGCTTCTTCTCTGAGGGGTACAGTTTATCTCTCAGAGCACGGCCCTTGACGGCGATATTCTTCTCCACTGCCCGCCAGTAAGCTCGCTCGCCCGGCAGCACCGCCTGAGCCATGATTGCCAGCCCGTGTTGCCGTGTCAACTTCGCCAACGTGTCTTCGTCTCGTCGGGTGACCTCCCACTGGCGGTTAGGCTTGAACTCGGTAAGCGACAGGTCTCTGACAGAGAGGCCCATCGCGCCAAGTATCTCGCCCCTCGTGCAGCCGGAGAAGCATTTCAGCCTCACCCATCCGCCAATCTCCCTGACTGACAAACTGCGGCTGCGGTCACCATGCGCGTGGGCGATCTGGTTGGGGCAGCGACACTGCCAGCCCCTCCCCGCCTTAATTCCGTGGAGTCGTCGGGCAAGTTGAGATGCGGTCACGGGCTATCCTTATGAAATTCATGACATCGAACCGCATGAGCACAGTTAACGGGCCTATCGCTATGCTCCAGATAGGCCCCTCGGGATAGATACTGCGCCAGATTCCGAAGCCGAAACCGCCGAACCACCAAAAGGAATAAATCATGCTTTCTCTCCTACCGTACTGCGTCAACGACGCTATTTTAGGGAATTACGTCTTTGACTCCCTTGCTTTGAATTTCTCGAACCAAAAAACAATCGGCGTTGATGTTTCAACGATCAGTCCAAACCTAAGTGCATGGCGATAGGTTGGGTAGCCACGCTGAAGAAAGCCAGTAAGCTCCCCAAGTTCAATCCGCCACGCCTCAAGTCCGAATACACTTTTGTGGATATTGCAAGCGCGGCAAGATGGAAATAGATTGTCCTCACTATCTCTTTCGGGAAAACGTGGCTGATTTGTTGGGGTTATAGTCACGGAGCCGGTAATAGGATTGGCAGATAACTTACTCCAGTTCCTGTAGATTGCCTCTACGTGATCTGCACACCATCCTCGCTCAAGTTCACAGCCACAATAGGCGCACTTTCCGCCAAACATCATGCGTAATGCCTCGCGTTGATACTTGCTGAGTTTCATTGCTCTCCACGGGAGTTAAGTACGTAAGTCCCCTATTTTACCGCCGGGCAATTCGGGACTGCCGGTTTCTTCTTCCTCGGAGTGGCCGCCTTTGGTGCTGGAGCGGCGGGTGGATCGAATAGCCTAACCTCCACTGGAGGCAGCGTAGGGGCCGCAGGAGGCTCCACGTAGATGATCTGTGGCGCTGGGGCAGGCTGAGGCGGCGGCGGGGCCACGGCGACCGGAGCAGGGGCTTCCGTGACTCGCTTCATGCACTGCTCGAACGTAACCCCTGCCTTCTTCGCGTACTTGTTTGTCACCATGACCTGGCAGTAGGCGTCCCACGAGCCCGAAACCCCGAACGACCGCGCTACCTCAAGTATCTCGCAGTTCTCATCGACCTTGCCTCCGCCGAAGGAAGCTCCGAAGCCGCTGGTCTGAACTCCGGCTCCAAAGCCCTTGAAGCAGCCCATTGTGGGTAGAGCCGTAGGAGCATAGGCGGTGTTGACGGGAATCTTCGCCTCGTTGACGGTGGTGTTGTTGGAGTTATTGCCTCCGGTGGATGTCGCGCTCTGAGACTGATTCGAGTTTCCCCCGGCACCGCCGTTGGCTGTGTTGTTGTTGGTTGAGTCGCCGCTTTTTACGCTTATCGGTCCAACTGTCGAAGATGAACCAGACGATGCTATCGAGGTAGAAGCCGACGAAGAAGCAGAAGATGCACTTGAAGAGGAATTCGAAGAATTCGATGATCCACCTCCCGATGGTTTCTCGCACTCAAAGGTCTGGCCGTTCTCGACGACGACTGCGCCGATCCCGCCTGCCCCTGGGTGGCTTGTGGTTCCCTTGGCTACCTGTACCCAGTTACCTGAGCAGGCAGGCCACGCAAACGCCGTGGTAGTGGTGACCATGGCAACGACAATGAGAGTAATTAAGCGAAGCGATTTCATGGTTTTTCCTTTGGCTTGGTGGTTTCTGATTTTTTAACGGGTGTAGGATGGGGGACGATCTTCCACGGATCAGCTTGGGAACTTTTCCCACTCCACTTATTCGGCGTTGCTGTTTTGTCTAGGCTTCGCAGTATACGAAGAGCTTGTATTTCCGCATTTACGCATTGACCCCATCCATCCCTCAGAATCTTCTCTTCTTTCATTTGCTCCTCATACTCGCGATCCTGCCTGGTCCAGGAAATATTGTGCCACTTCGGTTAGAGTCATACCGCCGAGAAGTTGGCAGTTACGCACCTTCGTGGCACTATTATCGAACTCGCATTGGAGGCTACTCAAGGCAGGTCCATCCCAATACTGAGAAGATGTGAAGGTTTCGATCAGCGGTGTAGGTGTGGTGGGGACCTGAGTTTGAGCAAACGCTGGAATCGTTCCAGCGAACAGAATTGCCGTGATGATGATCTTCCTCATGCTGTTTCCTCTTTTCAGATTCAACTAAAGTCGAACACTTCTTGGCTTAGGCGCTTGGCGGCGATCTCGCATCCCTTTTCCTGCTGTTCCACCCCAATAGCCTTACTTCCTGCCGCCTTTGCCGCTACAAGGGTGGTTACTGTGGAGCGATGCCGAATCGCCGCACAGCGGGCAGTTCCTTATGGTCTCGTTTGCTTCGAGTTTTACTTTCATCAGAACTCTCCTTGGTATTCTTCGGTTGTCTGTTCACGCCACTTCTTACCCGACTCCGCGATGAATTCCTTGACTGCCTTGCGCGGTGTCATTGGCACCTTGTCGAGCCGGTTCGGCCAAACACCGAATTTTTCCCTGAACTTGTTTGCCGCCCATCCCTCTTTGAATCCCCGCCTCTGTGCGAAGTCGAGAAGGCCAGAGTAGAACGCCTGCTCCTCACTGCGCTCAAGCCGCTTAGGTCTTGCTGCCTTGAGGTCCTTCTTTTTCTGTGCTTCAATCCTCACCAGATCCGCGTTAATCTCTTTTGGGCTCTTGCCCTTCCATAGCGGCGTGAAGCAGAACTGGCATACATCGGCGCTGCGTGAAACCAATATATTGCACTTGGGGCACTTCTTCGGCTTAGGGGTAGTGTTGTTCTTCGGCTCCGCTTTTTGGCTCGGATCGGTTGTGTCCAGCTCATCGTGATGAATGTCCGTGAACAGACCCAACTCTTCAGCGGTGCCAGCATGATCCAATAGCAGGCACGAATCCTTTCCGTCAGCCGGCCGAATGCCCCGGCCACCATCCTGCACCCATTTCATTTCGCTCTTAGTCAAGCGCAGGTAGATGATGCAGCGCACATCCTCGTCAATGCCGATGCCAATCGTGTCGATTGATGAAAGTATCTTGATTTCGCCGGAGCGGTATTTCCGAAAAACGACTTCCCGCTGTTCTGCGTCCATCGTTCCATCGATATACCCGCAAGGAACCCCAGCCTCTTCAAATTCCTGCTGCATCTTCTTTGCGTGGTTCCGATTGACGCAGAACATGAACGTCTTTTCGCCGATGCCTTTCTCCTTCCATGTCTTCACCACGTTGCCGACGATCTTAACCGTGGTCATGGCCTTCTCGGCTTCGCCCTCGACGTAATCTCCATCGAAGTTTGTATGGACCGTGGACACGTCCGGCATGAACTCCTCTGGCACCCCGTATCCCACAACCGGGGTAAGCCAGCCCTCCTCAATCATCTCTGCGGTAGTCGCCAGGACGATGAGTTTAGTCCAGCGCAGGCCCATCCCCCTGGCCCAGGGCGTAGCGGACAGGCCGATGACTACTTTGTCCTTCCATGCCTCGGAATCGAGAATCTTATCGAAGGCCGTGAAACTTAGATGGCATTCATCGACAATGACGAGATCGATTTCAGGCAGCGGCCTCTTCACGAGCGTCTGGACGCTTGCCACCTGCACTGCTGCCTGAAAATCCGTTCGCTCGTGAGTCCCCTGGATTACGCCGATGTCCACAATTCCCTGGGATTCAAACCTTTTGATTGTCTGCCCTATCAGCGATAGTCTCGGGACGCAGAACAGCGGGCGTTTGCCCTTGTCGAGCGCCCCGGCAATGATATGAGCGGCTAGTACGGTCTTACCTGACCCGGTCGGGGCCTGGAGAACGATGCGCTTATGCTTCTCCTTAATCGCAGCCCTCACCGACTCAATGGCGGCGACCTGGCGTGGGTGCAAGGGGTGAAGGCTGCGGGTTTTCTGTTCAAAGAGAGAGAGAGCCAAGGTTACTCCTCAGAGGGCCAGCCAAGGGCCAGTAGTGCGGCGTCTAGCTCCTTGACTTCGCCAGCCGCTTTGTCGCGGGCAGCGATAGCCTTGGCGCGTTGTTTGACCAGGTGTTTGGTTGCGAGGACGACGCGGTAGGGCTTCGCCTTCGGTTCAGGTGCTTCGGTGATGCTGAGGTCTGTCATGGTTTTCCTTTCGGTGTGGGGGTTGAAGTTTCACTTACAGCGCAAATTCTCCGGCGAAGATGGTTTTCCCGTTCCATGGGGAGTTTGGATACAGCCGAGCGTAGTGAGGTAGGTAGGCCTTATTCCGCTCGGCGTCTGCCTTCTTCCGCTCGGAGAAGGCCTTCTCCCACTCGGCGTCTGCCTTCTCCCGCTCGGAGAAGGCCTTCTCCCACTCGGCGTCTGCCTTCTCCCACTCGGCGTCTGCCTTCTCCCACTCGGAGAAGGCCTTCTCCCACTCGGCGTCTGCCTTCTCCCGCTCGGAGAAGGCCTTCTCCCACTCGGCGTCTGCCTTCTCCCGCTCGGAGAAGGCCTTCTCCCACTCGGCGTCTGCCTTCTCCCACTCGGCGTCTGCCTTCTCCCACTCGGCGTCTGCCTTCTTCCACTCGGCGTCGGCCTTCTCCCACTCGGCGTCGGCCTTCTTCCACTCGGAGAAGGCCTTCTCCCACTCGGCGTCTGCCTTCTCCCACTCGGCGTCTGCCTTCTTCCACTCGGCGTCTGCCTTCTTCCACTCGGCGTCTGCCTTCTCCCACTCGGCGTCTGCCTTCTTCCACTCGGCGTCGGCCTTCTCCCACTCGGCGTCGGCGAGGACTTCCGCATCTAGGATGGGGGGGGTCATCAGGCGCAACCGCAGGGCGACATTATCTGTTTTTGAGCGAAGGATGTAGTTAATGCGATTCTCAACTGGTTCGGTCAGACGCTCCAACAGCACTTCGTTGTGGCAATGCAAAATCCAGTCTCCGACCTTCATTCCTTCGCACCTTGCGCGGCAGTCTGCCTCCTCCTTTTCGATGGACTTCAAAATCAATGTCATGGTTTTCCTTTCTTGTTGATAGCGCGTTTCAGTGCGGCGATCTCGCGGCGGATTGTTTCCTCAGCGTGTAAGGGTGTCCCCTCCCCGTAAGGGGAGCAGGGCGAGGATCACCTCAACCGCATCAATGACGCCAAACCCTAGTTGCGACCATCGCTGCTTGCTGCACTTGTTGCACCTGAGGTGGTCGGCTTGGTTGTTCGTTTCCCCGCACATACAACGCCAATGTTTAAAGTCGGGTCCCATCTAGGTCTCCTTTCAGTAGGTGATGGTTACATGCGGAATCAGATTCAGTTTGAGTGCCAGCAGAACGCTTTCGGCCTCGCCTCGTGTGAGTCCGCAGCCCATCAAAGCCTCAGCCACTTTGTGATCAACCTGTCCCTCATGGATAAAAGATGGGATCTGCTCTTCTGGTTCTCCGTGGCCCTGATTGCTATCGCTGGCTGGGTCGTTGTGGTTTGCCGCCAGAAGTTCTGCAATCTTTTCCTGCGTGATCGGCACTCCTCGTTCTTCTTGCGCCGAGGGGATGTAAGGCTGTACAACTGCTTGTTTTTCGGCGACCATCTTTTCCGCCAGCCTCTCTGCGGCCTCGGCTATGCGAGCTTCTTCTCGACTCTTCTGCTCGGCCAGCCGGTCCTGCTCGTCCCGCTCCGCTTGCTTGCGGCGAAGCTCGGCCAGTTCCGCGGCGTTGCGCTCGGCTTCCTGGCGCCGTGCTAGTTCGGGCTTGAGCACCTTGAGAGATGCGGCGATGGCGCTCTCTGCGCTGGTCTTGTACTCCTGCATGTCGGAAGTGCTGAACTGTTCCAATTGGCGGATTGCCGTCTCTAGTTCGACAAGTGTCGCGTAAAGATGAGGTTGCCCCGCCTCCGCCATTCTCTGCACGTAACTGGAGAGCCGAGTCTTCCGTGCTTCCTCTTCTGTTTCCCACTCCGTCAGTGGACGCAATACCTCATCCTCGATACCACCCACGATCTGCACCAGGCGCCGCTTCTCTGTGTCGATGGCTGCGAGCGTGCGCTTGGTCTCTCCAGTGAACTCCTTCGCCCGCGCCTCAATGCCGGTGCGGAGCTTCTGGAGAGGTCGCGCGAACCGCTTCAGTTCGGTGCGCTTTGCTTCCGTCTCGATGCCGTACTTCTTGGCTTCCGTGAGGTACCATTCCCGGCCAGCGGCAAGCTGCGCATCCGTGACACCGCCGGGGGTAAAGAGCTTGTCGGCGGGGGTGCTGTCGATTACGGCAAGAGCGGCGGTGGGCTGCTCGACCTCAGACTCAGGGCACTCGTTGAATGTGCTTACCATTACTGCTCTCCTTCTTTCTCTGGCGCGGGTTCTGCCAGCGTGTTAGGCACGGCGATGGGCTTCAGCATGAGACCTTCAAGCGCGTCGATCAACGATGCACCGGTAGCGACTTCGCTGGCTACCTTCCGGCATTTCGGGAAGCTTTGCCAGTCGTAGTGACGTGAGTTTTGGCAGATAACGTCGTGCAGTACGGATTCCGTGCGCTCCATCTCTGTCGCCTGTTCGTCGGTGATACCGACGCCCTCTTCGATAGTCCCGTCTTTCTTGAGTATCTTCATTGCTGCGCTCCAATCTGAACGGGCTTGCCGTCCATGTACTCGACATATTCCCCGGTCGCCGGGTCTGAAATGGAAACCACATCGTTGATGTCGATGAAGTGTCTGCCGTTCTTGTCCCGCTCGGTGACAAACACTTCGATTACCTTGCCAAGGGACCCCTGAAGTAGTTCGAACAGGCTCTCATGCCAGCATGTAGCGTGGTCCGCAGTCCACTTGCCGTCAGGAGCGACCAGCTTGCCGGTGAACGCCACATTCATCGAAGCGTTGCTATCTCCGTCCGCAGGCCATACCTTGATCGCCGCAACGGTAAACACCAGATTCGCAGGCGGAATCCTCTTAACGATCTGGACAGCGTTAGCCTGTGAGACCGCTGGGGCGTTCGCTGGCTGCCGGATGGAGGGTTGAGCACCCGTTACGCTCGCGGGAGTCACTGGGCCAGCCTGCGGAGCTTCCGTGCCGCGCTCCAGCCAGCCGCGAATAGCAAAGGCGATTTCAGGTGAGGCCAAGTCGACAATTTTCTCGTTGAAGAGGCCGGTGCGGTCCTTGGACACTTCCCCGCGATGGTCCATCCCCAATTCGAATACGAGGGTAAATTCGTAGTCCATCTGATCGCGTTGAACCGGAGCCATGCCGACCTTCTTGGGAACCTGCTTACCCTTGTCGTTCGCCACAAGGATGTACTCCTGCCTGGAGCGCATCGTCGCGATGACGTGCGTGGGCGTTTGCAAAATCGCCTGCTTAAACGCCTCATGTTCCGGCGTGAAGGTGGCCCAGTTGGTATAACCGTTGCTTCCGGGCCTTCGGTCCATCTCTTCCTTGCGGCGAAGAATACCGCCTTCACCGTCCCACTGGGGCGTGATCGAGTCGAGAATGACCACGTCATATCCAGCCTTCGCCACAGCATCGATGCACTGGACATAGCGAGCCGTGGTGAATGGAGGTGCGAGCGGTATCGTGTCGAACTGAAAACTGTCAGCGTAGAGCGATGCGGACTCGTTCTCAGTGTCTACCACACACACCTTGCCGTCTGGCCAAAGGTTCTTTGCCAGCGCCAAGGCTCCCCACGTCTTGCCCGATCCCGATGGACCCTGTACGGCCATCTTCAGCTTGACGCGCTTCTTCTCCGCTTTGCGCGGGACAAATTCGTTGCTCATTGTCTCCTCATTTCTTCCTCGGGCGGACCCCAGGGCCACCGCGCGGCGTTGTATCTTATGTCGGCTTCCTCTGGAAAGACCAACCGCATCGCTGCTTCCATGGTCAGGTCACCCGACGAGACGAAGTCGAGCACGTAGACTGCCACGTCGGGCTTTACGGTGCGTCTAGGTATCGTCATCGTCATCGGAGCACTCCACTTCCGCCTGAGAGGCGATGGTGTTCCAGTCCTCCACGTCGCCAAGGGTGCATTCCTCCACCGCCTTTTCGATGGCTGCGTCACGATCTTCAGCTTCAACTTCGATCTCGATGTTTCCCCTTATCGGGATCGTTACGACATACAAGTTCATCTGCGTAACCTTTTTGCTTGCCATGCTTACTTCTCCTTTGCTCCCACTGCGGGTAGGGCTTCGAGTGCGTTGACGAGGAACTCTCTCGTCTTAGCTATTGCCTCGTTCTTGGCGTCTTCGATATCTACAGAGCGGAGGCTTCGATAATCCCACAAGGCCCCCCCAAGATCCGCGTACCACCCTTCGCATCCATGACGGCGGGTAACGACGAGTCTCAACTCGCCGACCCTCATCTCAAATGAGCAGGGAATGCGCGCTTCTCCACGAGAATAAGATGTGATGTCCTTCCACTTCATTTACCATCCTCCTTTGCCCGGCGGGCATTGTTAGAACGCACCTAGGATAACGTCGATCTCCGAAGGGGTAGCCGCCGGAACGATGGTGCCACTTACGACAGCGAGTGGCCCACACCACCCAGCGTTGCGCTTGCATTCAAGGAAGTTTGAGGCGATACGATGCTCGGTAAACTCGCCATCAGTGAACACCTTCCACTTGCCGTTGGAGGTGTCTTGGTAGAGCGCGACGTGAATCTGTTTTGCCATGTTGATTTCCTTTCTAGCGGCAGAGCCACGTTACGAAGTAGATTACCGCCGTAACAATGGAGAAGATGGTGGAGTAGTTGAGGTGTCGAGACGGCTTGCTCGATCCGAGGATGTTGGCGTGGGGGTAGCTCATGCGATTGCCCCCGCGTCAGTCGAGATTGCGATACGGACGGCGCGCATCCACGCCCTTGCCGAATGGCTTCCCCAGAGCACATTTTGGTTGGGCACGCGTTTCCCGTTCACAACCGCCGTCAGCCATCGGGTTCCCAGAGCGCCTTCGATGATTTTCATCTCAAACCGGCAAGGACAATATCTACCTTGGACGCTAACCGTTTCGCCGCACTCCAGCCTGGCCGACAAATCGCACAAATCGCCTTCAGGAATAGCCGCCCCTAGCTCCTTACGAAGCGTGGCACGCCGACCGAGCCAGATTATCCTTTCTTCGTGTTGATCCGGGTGCTTGTCCCAAGCCGCTTGCCAGCTTTCAGCAGATATGGGGTTTATGGGTTCGAGACGTTGAAGTTTTTTGCTGAGAAACGCTAGCCTCCTGTCAATTTGCCTTATTTGAAAGCGTGCCTCTCGCGCCCGTTCGTTCATTGTGCTGCCCTCCGTGAGGTTGACTCCCTCTCATGTCCACACCCTATGCGATTAGTAATCGGATGTCAACAAGTATTTTAAAAATAATTTAGGCGTCTCCGATTTGGTGTAATGTTACACTTTTCGCAGCGAATGGGGCCGGTGCAAGCCGGTATCTCGTTTGCGAGTACGGAAAGGAAAGGAGGGAGCGGAAACCGCCAGAGCCACGTCGGTCCACCTTGCGTGGGCCGTTCGTGTTTATAGCCCAAAAAAGAAGCCCCTCTTTATAGGGGTAATAACATACTTGACGAATCAAACAAACTTCGATATTCTTAATTCATGCAAGAGCCTAAGACACTCCGCGAAGCCATCATCTACTTCTCAAGCATGCAGAACTGCATTGATTACATGGTAGTTCGCCGCTGGCCTGATGGCGTTGTCTGCCCCACGTGCGGACGCAAGGATGCCCGCTTTCTCGCCAAGCAGGGCAAGTGGCAGTGCAAGAGTGTCCACGCCAAGCGGCAATTCAGCCTCAAGACGGGCACGGTCATGGAAGATTCACCCATCGGCCTTGAAAAGTGGCTCCCGGCCATGTGGCTGCTCTCTAGCGCCAAGAACGGTATCTCCAGCTACGAATTGAGCAGGGCTCTCGGCGTCACGCAGAAGTCCGCATGGTTCATGCTGCATCGGATTCGGCTGGCGATGAAGAACGAATCTAAGCTGACGCGTGAAGGAATTCGTAATCGTAGTTGGAGAGCATCGGAGCAGCCCAGACGCCGAGGATTCAATAACGCAGTTGTTCGCGCGTCTAAATACTCCCCCGATTGCCCAGGTTCCCTCTAACCTAGAGATGATGGCACGCCTAGCGCCGCCCCAAAATAATTGATAGTCATTTGAGCATGTAGTCGGCGGCTAAGAGCAGTATAATTCTGGGCACTATGCCGATGATGATTTACCTATTGTGCTCTGTGTGCGGAGAGCATATTGAAGCCCCGCTGTCCACGCTTCGACAGCCATATCTGTATCAAGGCTCGTCATCCAACGCTTTTGAGCCTGTAGCCGTTGCATGTCCTCGCTGCAAGACTGTAGAAGTCCAAAGTACGGCATCGGTTCTTGTGGCGGCGGTAGTACAAAACCCCGGCCCGGCAGAATGGCGTTTTGACGACGTGTGGCTCGGATGCGGAGTGGAAGGCTGCGAATCTCTTCTACCATTCGTGCATAGCTGGAGCGGAGATACGCACGAAGAAAGAGTCGCCGAAACCAAGACTTGGCGCGCGAAGAACCTAGAGTGCCCGAATGGACATCCGGTTTCCCTCCCGAAGTTCTTCGATTAACGCGCTGCCCTGTCACGGCACTTTCAGTATGCTCGGGTTGGGGTTGATTCGTCAAGTATGTTATTACCGTTGTGCAAGGTTGTGCGGGGCTGCTCTCAAAAAGGTGAGAGCATCGGGGAGTCTCGGCCACCACCCCGCATTTGCAGAATACACCTCACCGTGCTATATTCGCAACTGTCTCGGTCACTTTATGTGCAAATCTTCGACAATTCGTACCGCGTCAAGGTTCTCGCAATCGTGCGCCTGGATCGTTGCATTGCGTCCAATGAGGACAGTCCCTCAAAGGTGAACCGGCCCCTTGCGCCGGCCTCCGGTGCTCCCTGGTCGATAGAGGATCGGACTTCTGCGGGAGCCGAGCGTAAGCAATTGGGAGCTTAGAGGCACGTTGCGACCGACCGACGATGACAGCATACTGTGATCAAGTCGCACGAAGAGCATACCACCCTTGCTTTTCGTGTCTCTCCCTCCCTCGGAATCAAGCATTAGTCGTTTAAAAGCAACAACTTAAGGAGAGTCAATAAATATAAGCAGATTCCTCTTGACATCCGATTACTAATCGCATAGAGTGGTGTTAATGAGGTTTCATGAAGCGCAAATGCAAATTCTGCAAGACCGAGTTCACCAAGGTGAAGCCGTGGCAGTTGTACTGCAAGCTACAGTGCAAGAACGCTGCTGGGCAGAAGCGGCTACGCGCTCGATACAAAGCACTTGTGCGCCGCGAGCGCTAGGGCGGCAAGGAGACAAGATGGACGATAAGGAAAAGTACGTGCGGGAGCGGTGGAGCAATGCCGATTACGTGGGACGATTATTTCTCGATGGGTTTGGTGGTTTGTATCTTTGGGAATCAACGCGCAGTTACGATCTGCACCTAGGGCGCTGGATGTACAAAGGCAGCCCCAAGTATAAGGATGCGGTATGGCAAGCCGGGTTCGACTTCACCGTCCAGCGCGAGGAAGAGATTCGGCTGGTGAAGGAGGAGATCGCTATCCTGCGGGAAGGGAGTGTTAGCTGCTCCCAAAATAAAAGCTCTGACGCTAAGTATGGTGCTCCGCTGCGGCGATTGCTTGTCCGCACCGAAGCCCACCTGGCGGAACTGAGCAGGGACATGGTCACGCCACCCGCGCCGGCACGGAAGGAAACTGTATGAGATTTGATCAGATTGAAATAGGGGATTTCTTTGTAGAGTGCTATCCCCAGTTCGGAACAGCGAGGATTCTCCAAAAGAAGTCCCTCTCCACCGCCTATATTTTCCGTGCTGTCCTGCCTTCGGGCCACATTGAATTGAGGGCGATTCTAAGATCGCCGGAGCCACCAGCGAAGTTCAGTCGGGCAACACGAATTCTGAAGATCGAATAAGTGCATGGCCGATGACCGAGGCGGATTTCAGGTTGTGGGTTCAGGAACTGAAGCAGAGCTTGGAGGGGTTATGACGGTTGAAGAAGCGAAGAAGATCGTTAGGGAGAAATATCCAGCCGCAGTTGCCGGCAACGTTCGCGGCTCCACGTCGATTGCAGTCAAGCATTATCCCTACGGCTCTCCGTGTGGCCCGTGGAGTCGCACCATAGGCCAAGCGTGGAAACGATGTGCTGAGGAGATTCAAGACAAGTTAGTGCACTAGCCCCACATAGCGGCCCGTGGACGAATGGAGGGAGGGGAGAATGAAGATCGGACGAATTAAAGAATTGCAGCACGACTTGGATACCATGCACCCGAGGCACCCCATGACTGACAGCAGACCAGCAGGCGAGAGCACCGTCCGGCGAGTCACCCCACATTATTGCGGCGTTTGTGGAACTGAGGTCGCATGTGTAAGTGATCTGTTAAGTGAACGCGACACGCGCATCGCCAGGGCAGAGGCCGAGTTGAAGGACGAAAGGCTAGCATTCGCGCACGCCAATGAGGTCGTAGGCAAGCTAGAGGCTGACCTGGCTCAGGCGCGGGCCGAGTTGGAGAGCGATTGTGATGAGTACACGGAATCAGAGCAGGCTTCCGAAGAACTTCCCGGAATGGAGTCGCTGCAGCAATGTATATGCGGGCACCTTCGTAGTCAACATTCTGCGGGTGTTTGGTCATGCCTAGAACGTGGCGAAAATGGGTGGTGTATGTGCACTAAGTTCAAGGGGGCATAGCATTGAAAGGAGCACATGACTGACAAAAAGGACTACACCGTCCCACAAGTAGCCAAAGCGTTCCCCTGCTCGACCGGCACGGTGAAAAACTGGATAAAGCAAGGCCGCGTCAAGGCTTACCGGCTCGGTGGGCCTCTCGGACGCGACTACCGTATCCCCTGGGCTGAGGTCGAACGGATCAAATCCGAGTGGATGTATTCACCAGACATCGATCAGGCGTTATGAGAGGGTTAACGCGGGATCTATGATAGCAAGGAACCCTCTCTTTTGCGGCTCTGGGTCCATAGGGCGGAGAATGATATGATTTTCAGCATGAAGCGGATTGTGGTTTTGATCTCAGTGCTTATCCTCACCGCCGCATCTGGCGCTCAGGAGATTCTTGACCCACACAAGCAACCAGACCCAAAGCTTGACCTGGCCTACCGCACGGCCATTCAGTTTATCGAGGGCACCAAGCAGTCCCTATCTAAGCAGTTCCAGGAATCGCAGAAACAAGAGGCGGACATCCTCGCCGATTGGAAGGATGCACATCCTGGCTGGCACGTTAACCCGCAGACATTCGCGGTAGAGAAAGACATCCCAGAGAAGCCAGTCCCTACAGAGGAAAGCAAATAATGCCAGGTGGCCGCCCAACAAAATACAGCAAATCCCTCGCTGACTATATCTGCGGAGAGATGGCTACCGGAAGATTCCTGATTCAAGTTTGCGCCGAAGATGGTATGCCCGCCTACGACACGGTGAGAAAATGGGCCTGTTTAAACCCTGAGTTTATCCCTATGTATGCGCGAGCGCGTAGGCTCCAAGTGGAGGCAAGGATTGAGTCTGCGGGGGCAAAGCTCCTTGAAACACCCACCTGCACGGTACCCGATCCCGATGGAGGAGTAAGCGTGCGGG